TCAAGCTGATTGTTGATTGCATCTCGTTCTGATTCTGGTATTTCTGAGCCAGCAGTAAAATCAGCCCAACGAGCAAAGTTGGGGACAAGTCCTTGTTGTAGTCTTGATGCAAATTCTTGTACTCCAACGACAGCAGTTTCATCAAATATCTTTTCATCTCTACGTTCTCCTATGGTCTTAGATTTAAATGTCTCTCTCATAGGCATAGTAAATTCATAACAATCATCATAGACATCTTCAAAGTGTTGACGAATAGCTTTCGCCTTTTCAAACTTTTCCATGTAATATTGAGCTAATGCTTTTGGTTCTGTTGGCATACCAATATGCATATTAGTACCTTCTCAATCCTGTAGGTGTTTGCTCTCTACCCTGTGAAAGAAAACCAGACCCCCCTGGGCTACTTGTAAATAATGAACCTCGACCAACTCTTCTCCTAAAGACTGTTCCTCCAGTATCATAGAATAAACTTGTTTTGACTGGTGCAGATGTTTCGACTTCTTTTTCAAGAGCTTCTTGTCTATTTTTTATTTTTACTTCTTCTTCTTCTTTTTTTGCTTGTCTTGTTTCTTCCCTGACCTCTTGTCTAGGTTCAGGAGTTCTACTGCCACCACCACCAAAACACATATCTACCTCCTTAAATCATTTCCAAAAAAGGTTCTAGTTCTACTAATACTAGGTCTTTTAAATAAATCAAAGCCTTTTCTTGCATTGAAAGCTCCTAAAGGTTTTTGTCCAGCCATCAAACTTCGTCCTTCTCCAGCACCTAACATTAAGTATTGCAAAGCATCATGTATGTGAGAATACATATTTTTCTCAGGTTTATCTTCATATCTTTCCCCAGATACTTGCATTCTTCTATAGCAGTAGCCACCTTGAAATCCTTTAATAATCTGAGGGCATCTTCTATCTATTAGCAATCCAGATTTACCATCTACCATCTTAGTAAGTTGTGAAGAAACAGATTCAAGTCTTAGGTCTATGCTGTTGCTAGGAGCTGGCGTTGCTTTTAATCCAGCACCTCGTAGTATTTGAAATGGAGTTGACTCATCTGTCTGCGCCCTAAAATCTCCAGCTGGGTCACCATAAATGTACACATCAAGACTATTAAATCGTGTAGCAATCTCCTGTCTTAAAAGTTCAGCAAAACGAACTATACCCATATCAATAGCTACAATCTCTGACTGCAATAACCATCGCCCTCGAACTTTCTGTCCAAACACAGCAGAAGGAGTAAGACCAAAATCAATTCCAATATAAAGAGGTACTCCAGCAGCAATAGGTATTTCTTCCTCTGCAATATGTGTATCACTTACAAAGTCTGGATAAACTGGTTTACCATCTTGAATCATGCCAAGCCTATTCATTACATACACATCTATCCAACTTTTTGTTTTACCTCTTACAATATTTGGATAATAGCTTTGTAATATGTTCTTACTATTTTCTGCTTTAGAGGTTGGGGAATAGGATAATACTTCGCCCTTTTCTCCTAAGTTTTCTTTCATTGCTGCTGGCTGTGTATAGAAAGTCCAGTTATCAGGTTTGACTAACATTGTTGCTTGCTCTCTAGGTATGTGGTCTGGTATTGGAACTTCGCCTGACATGATAGCCCACCAATGGTCTTCTTCTGGTGCGTTGGTATCACAGATAACACCTGACCAACTCGAACCACCCTCTCTCATACTTGGGTATCGACCAACACGCATAGTACACGCATCAATAATACTTTTAGGAATCTCTCTTGCTTCGTTCACCCAGATACCAGTAAGTTCTAATGACAACAACTTCTTCACATCTTCTGGTCTATCCAATGCCAAAAAAATAATCTCGAGGTCTAAATCATTTATCTGTATGTGATGTGTATAAGGAACAGACCAATGAAACTTTCCCCACTCATTCTCTGGAAACCAATCCAGCCAAGTCTTTATAGTTGTCGTTCTAAGTTGTGGGTTTGTATTTCGTATGATAGCCCAACGAGATTTACGAATCCCTTCATCATTTGGCTTCTGCTCGAGAGCCCTTCTAAATACCTCAACACAACATGCAACTGATTTACCAGAACCAACTGGACCTCTGATACCACGAAAAAAATTATTGTCCTTCATAAATTGCTTAAGGACTTCTCCGTCAGGCTTGTAATTAAAGTTTATCAATGTTGTAGTTTCTTCCGACTTCTTTGAGTCTTTCTAAGGTGTGGGGGAGAAGGGAAGCTATACGTTTATCTGCTTCGTAATCAGTAATAAATTCTTTTGGAAAATGTTTAAGATGAACTTGCTTAATAACAATACGCAGTAAGTTTCTTGTTTCTTTATCTAGTTTGTGTTCGTGATACATCAGCTAAACTTTCTATGTGATGCTGTCTTCTTTGCTATCTTCTTTGGTTGCTTGGAAACTTGTTTGCCTTTACGCATGGCTGCTCTTTTCTTTCGAGTCGTTGCTCGATACTCTTCATCTGTTAAAGATTTTATTGCTGACTCTGGTAAATACCTCTCCCCAGTTTTGAGAGAGGGTTTACCAGACTTGGTTCGCCACTTCTGTCTTGTCCATGCTCGTAGGCTTCTTTGACTCTTTGCTAAAGCCATCAGCGATATCCACCACCTTTGGCTTTATATTGTTTGGCTAACATCTGTGCCTTTCGTGCAGACCATTGCCCTGGTCTTCCACCTTTACCACTAGCCTTGATTCTGCGAAAGAGTGCAGCTCTCATCTTTGGCTGTGTATAGTTTCCAGCTGCGTTAACTGCCATTACTTCTTCTTCTTTTTAGAAGCCATAATTTTTGATTGCAGTTGTTTAGGAAGAGTCTTCTGCTTTGCAGTTAAACCATTCTTCTTCGCTGGTGGTCTTCCTCTTTTACTTCCGTAAGTTCCTTTTCCCATAGGCATAGTGTTATCCTTTCTTTTTCTTGGCTTTATTTCTTCGTGAGATTGCTGCTGCCTTTCGTTTTGCGTCGGCTTTGCTTGATGCTCCCCACGCTCTTAGGCTGAGAAGAAGTCTTGTTGGTCTGCCCTTTGAGTCCCTTTCCGGTCCTCGCATTCCCCCCATTCTTGCTAGAAAGCTTGCTCTTCTTGGGTTGTCCCCTGACTTTACTGGAGCTTTTAGAGTTCCTCCCTTGTAGCTTGCTCGACCTTTTGCGTTCAAGCCGCCCTTTGGATTCTTCCCTTCTTTCCTTGTCCAAGCTGGAGTTTTCGGCATTTTTTCTCCTTCTCAATATATTAGACATTAACACAGCAACACGCATAATCAATCCCTTTAAGTTAGTAAATATTTTCATCGAGCTTTTTTCTCCATAAATGTTAGTGTACTATCCCTTGCTTGTGCCAAACACTAGTTTTTGACCCCCCATGTGTTTGTCACAGTACTAGTTCAGCAGACTGCCCTAGCTTTTCACGTGAGGTCTATGCTAACTTTGATGTTTCCTGCCACACTATGCATGACCTTATCTACTGCTTTGTATCCAGCCCTATCCAGTAAATCTTTACTTGCTTCCAATTGCACATACTCTGATTTAGCATTGCTACTTAGCTTCACTATACTCTGTAGTGCTTTCGTAGCATTCAGTCCTATATTCTCAGCTATCGTACTCATCATATACTGTTGCACATGTGGTAGCTTCAAGGTCTTGCTAGCAGTAACTCTGCCAGCTTCACCTTCACTATATCCAGCATCTTTACTTGCATCTTTTATACTACATCCTTTTGCTACTAACGTATCAACTAACTTCTTCTGCTTTGCAGTAAGCTTGTTACCTGTAAGTTCACTCATTGCCTTTCCTTTCCTTGTTATTCTATGCTTACTTTCGTAAGCATTGTCAATATCTTAATTTCACTAACTGACACTACTAACTCTACAAACTAACTGATTATTCCGACGCATCTTGTAGTGTATTTGCCTATCTTCTTTCTGTTTTATGTAAAATGCTAGTCATAATTGCATTGCCGTTCAAAGATATACCCTTTGGCAAATACTAATTTCCCCTTGCCTAGCGGCAATTCCTCGCGGAACAAATTAGCATTTGTATCTTTGCCCTTTGCCAATGCCCTTCTGCCGTCACATTTTAATAAAATCAGAAAGGAATATAAAATGTCAAATACTAAACTACAAGAAGCTTACGGAACAATCATTGATTCATATAAAGATACATTCCAAAGAGATTGGGTAGCGAACAAGCTACTTGAATCTGCTAACTTCTCAATTAAGAGAGCCAAAGAAACTCTTGATACCAAGCAAGCAGAATGGCTTACCGAGTATGAGAACTGTGAACATACAGGACAAGCAACCGACAAACTTGGGAAGCTTGAGAGAACTGTTCAGCAGTACATACCTCAAAACTTGGAGAATCTCAAAGAGAATCAGCAAGCAATTGAAAAAGCTATGGCATCTTTGAGCATCAACCAAAACGTCAATAGGTCTCTTGACACAATGGTTGACCCACGAAAACTCATAGACCAAACACCTCAAAAGGTAGGAAAAGCAACAAAGGTTGTCGTTTAGACAGCCTTACTTCCTGAGCATGAAGTAAAACTGCTCAACTTAGGACGCCAAAAAACAA